GGAAGAATATATTTCGGAAAGAAAGAAAGAGGACCCCAAGCTCAGCAAGCTAACCAGAAGAACCGATCTTGGCATAAATCCCATTCCTTTAGATATGCTTGAAGAGGAAGGTGTTACACTAGAGAAGGACTTCGTTGCTGAGAACAATTATGAAACCTCTCTCGTTTATGAGAAGATTTTGAACATTGTTAGCAGAGAGTCTAAGAAAGAAAGTCCTCATCCCAGTATAACAAAGATACTTCCAGAGAAAGAGGGAAAGCTTTTTGATGTAACTAGGAATTGGTTTGAATTAAAATCACCAGAAGGTAGATATGAAGGTTTTAGAAAAGTTTTCTTAAACCCTTATGCACCTGATTTAGGGAAGGTTTATGACGACAAGCTTATTCTACTCAAAAGGATAATAAAAGAGAGAGATGATTCAGGATTCTTTGTTGACCCATTATTCCGAATCATATCACTTCTCGACAAGAACAGTAAAGGTGAACTCAGACCATTAGAATCAGAGAGGAGAGCTTTGTTTGACTCTTGCAAGATAGATGAACTTGAACTCCTGGAAGCTTATTATAGATTAGGGTTGAAGGTTAGGAAGGAGAAAGGATCAGTGATAGAGATTGTTTTAGATAGTAGGGCCAATATGTATGATTTAGTGGGGTTTGGGAATAGAAAAGGTGAAATTAATCTTGTAGAAGCAATAGAAAATTTTAGGGAGACAAGAAATACACATTTGGAGGAGACCCATTTGAATTATACTGATTTGGAGGAAATAAATGAGAGAGCTGAAATCTTCGAATCAAAAAACAGGATTCCTGCAAGCGGTTTCTTAAAAGACATGGAACAATTGTCTAGAATTCATGAAGAAGAATCCGAGGAGAAGGAATCAATACATAACAATCAGCCTAACAAAAAGAAGCTTGAAATAATTCAGGGTATCTTAAATAGTGTCAAAGAGAGCCCAATCTTGAATCAACTTGTCATGAACCAAGAGATATCACAAGCCTTATCTCTCAATTCTAAGAAAGCAAAACATTTCTTCAAGACTAAAGGAAGGCATGGCATGAGCCACAATAGATGCTTTATGACGCTATCACAGGTTGGCTCAAGAGGGTCTCTGTTGATTGCTAATCTGAGCACAGTCGAAGGGAATGATCAAAATTGTCAATACAACACCATTTCATTACCTCATTCAAACTGTTCTGTTCAGGAACTGTGTCGAGAATCATATAAAGGTGGTCAATGGGAATCAATGTCTCCAGCCGATCTTGATTGGTTTGTCAATCATGGTTATAAGGCACTCTCAATCATAACTATGGACGTTGAAAGAGCACTTGTTAACAGAAATGCACTAGAGAGAAGCCTCCTTGTGTCAAAAAGGATACTCTCCTTATCTTTATTCATGTCAGAAAATAGTAGCAAGTTTTCAATGATGTCTGAGATGATCAGGTACATATTCATAAACTCGACAGGGGTTTCTAATGGTTTAGCAAAAATGTTTGATAAAAGGTCTTGGTATCATGATAAGTCTTTCAGTGGATGGCTCTATGCTAATAGGATGTTGAAATTAGGCATAGCTTGTCAGCAGATGAAAGGACTTCATGGGAAATTGAAGGAGATTGAAGATTTTGACATAAGGACTGAGCATTCAAGTAAAGTTCAGGAGAAACACTTTAGCAAGAATCTTACACACAAACTTTTCAACATAGCTTTTCCTCATGAGACCTCTTGCATACCTTCTGATACTAACGTGTTTAACTCATTTTACATCTGTAGGATGTTGACCATGTTCAGGCACAATGATATCCAAAGTCAGGCCCAGGTGGTTATAAAGCAAATTGAATCTAGAGAGAAATATGCCAAAGCACAAGGGAAAAGAATCCTAGTGAATGGAAGAGAGAAAAATTTTAACTATGAAGAATTGATTAAGGAGGATTTAGCAAACCTTAGGAACATCTTGGAAATTAAAAAGGGAGATTCTGAGGTAACTGTTGATGAAGAGGGGTTTGAGGTGCACACCAATAAGAGAAATGCAAGGCTAAGGCTTTATCTTGTGACCATGTGCACAGATAAGATTAGGATGGACAATTGTGGGATCTTTTGTCCTAATCCGGCCTGGGTAATCCTCCAAACACTTATGGGGACTTATCAGGCTGCTGAGAATGACTCTAAGACTTTCAATCCTGGGAAAACATTCGGATTTGTCTCAAAAAAGTTGTACAAGTTGGGTAGAGCTTGTATAGATTTCAAAATCTCAACAATCATGAACAACAGAGGGTCTGCTTTAGACACTAGTAATGGGATGGTTCCGTTCAAAGGGAGAGAGCAAAAAATCACAGAAAGAAGACAAATTTATCTAAAGAAACAAAAGTTGATGAATCTTCATAAGAATATCGAGAAGAAGAAAAGAGAGAGAATTGTTGAGGAGGAACTAAAGAATTTTAAATATGACCCTGAAAAGACAGAAAAAAGAGTGCCGAGACTCGGGGCAAAGTGCTGGTATACAGTTATGGTAAACTCATTGAGAGCTTTCAGAGGGGAGATGGAGGAAAGAGAGGCTGATTATAATAGTGACTCAGGGTTTAAACCTCATAAGCAGCTTAATGAGGAAGATTACTTGGAGGCTTCAAAATGTCCTGATGCTGGCATGTTTCTAGTGTATCACAACATTATCTCCAAAGAGATTTATTTTTTTAGAATGGTCCACAAGGATCAGATAGGTCCTAGAGAGATTGCTATCATGAATTCTCCATGCAGGGTGGGATGTGCATTTGTAGAATACTTAACTGATGAGGTGAGGAGGATCAATCAGCGACATGGAGATTACACAAACTTGATAAAACACCCTAATGTTAACCTCAAGATATCAGAAGCTTATGCTAGAATAGAAGCCAGAAAATCAGGCAAACATAGAGAGAATGTAATATATGACAGTGCGGATTGCACCAAGTGGGGACCTTCGATGCTTGCTCCAAACCTATATTTTTGTTTAGCTATGAGAACATCTGATGCCACACTTAGAAATGCTATTAGAAGTATCTTAAGAAGGTTCTCAAAGAAGAAATTCATGATGCCTAAGGGCCTCTCTGAGAGTTATGAGAAGTTCAAAAACTTCCTAAAGACAGAGAATCCTGATCTGGAAGACATTAAAAACACAGACACCACCAGATTGTTTAAGAAACTACATTCTTTAGAAGAGAAATATAAGAATGTTGATTTCAATGTTCCTGACAACACGAGAATAGCTAATCCTGCCATGCATTACATCGAAT